AATCAATAATTTGGCTAACATTAAAGTCTGTGCTGAACTGAGCCCAGCCATCGCCAATCATTGGATACACAGCAAGAAAGATTGCAAAAAGTATTATTAATTTAATCATAGTAAAATTATAGCACAATTTCCAAATACGTCAACCTAAGTTGATCTTAACAAAAGTGTTGATTTTACTAGGTTTTATAGTATGGTTTTGATAAACCCTACTCCATCAATGCCAAGATATACCAAATACATTAATGTAAAGCCAAAACTTCTCCGACTCCATGCTCCATACATCAAAAAGCAAGTTGCAATCAAAAAGAAAATATAAGCGACAAACATTGGTGGATTAGGTGAATACCACATAAGGATAAGAGAAGCAATCAAGTTAGACAGCATTCCTATAACCTCATAGCAGAATCTTTTAGGATTTGATTTGAAATCCTCTTTGATCCATTGTAAAGTTGTTTTTCTTCCTATCCTTGCCATTACCGTAATTGTATCTCCTTTTTCCATTGGGATCTTTTACCTTTAGACCCACAAGCTCTACGACAGATATAAAAAGGCGTGTCTGTCACAAACCTTGCTTTGTATTCTTTGAATAATTCTTTATTGTTATAATCTCTTATGTCACTATGTAATTCTAGGCCAACTTTGTTAAGATATGCTTCTGCCATATGACAGCAAGGCCAATATTTTCCTGTGTAATCAAGGAACACACTTTGGTCTCTATCTTTTTCACACAATATATTTCTGCCATAAGAGGGAGGTTGATAGTCACCTGCAGGTTCAATACCTAAGTTTAAAGTATATGTGTCCCATCTGTCTGTCTCTTTTGTTCTAAACCAAGTAAAGCCCATACTATTTGCTAAATCCTGTGCTTCAGACACTTGATGTTTGTTGTGTTCAAAAACCAACATATCCCAATGGGCCTTAGCACCTGTTGAAATAAATGCTTCAACATTTTCCATTATTTTTTGCCATTGAACATTTCTTCTATACATGTGATTAGTGTCTTCTAATCCATCTATACTAAACACACAATAGTCTAAATGCCCTTGCAATTCCTTACCTAACCTTGTCCACCATTCTTTTGTTTTAAGGCCGCCGTTACTGTTAAGGCCAATTGTAATTTTATTATTATGTTTTTTGAAAAATTTTGTTATGTCAATAAGTTCAGGTGCAGAAGCTGGATCGCCAACATTACCACAAAAAAATACTTTATCTAATTTTTTTATTTGTTCTGGTTTAATATTTTCTTCAAACCAACTTAATGGCAAACTCTTTAATTTAATATAAGGATTAACCATCTTGCCATAAACATTTCTGGCACACATGGGACATTCTGCGTTACAAAGACTAGTTGGCTCTATGTGGATTTCTTTTACATTGTCTAGCATAAAATTATTTAATGCTAGTGGTAATTTTTCTTGTACTGCAAAACTTTTTGGAGTAAAACAGATATGAGTAACCTAAGATTAATTAATGAAACTACTGTTACTTCATCTACTTCAACAGTAAATGTTACTGATGTATTTTCAGCAGATTATGATATATACAAAATTACTTTAGACAATATTACTTGTAGTGGTAGTAGTGATAATTTTTCAGCAAGACTTATAAACAGTAGTGGCTCACAGATAACTAACAACTATGCTTATGCAGGGCAAATAATGTATTCTTATGCAGGATTTGGGGAAAACAAAAGCACATCAGCAGATAGGTGGCAGAGAATAGTAATATCTGGAACTGTTTTAAAATTAGGTGGTTTAGTAATGTATGTATTTAATCCTTTTTCATCTAGCAGTTATTCTTTTCAACTTAGTCAAGCTAATAGTTATGATGGCTCTGGTATGCAGGGTTATAAAAATATAGGTGTAAATAAAAATTTAACTTCTTGTACAGGAATATCTTTTTTTGATAATGGTGGTTTAACAATAGATAACATTGATATAAAAGTTTTTGGATTGAGAGTTGGTAGCTAATGGCAGGTAAATTAGTACAAGTAGATAGTGTTACAGTTTCTGGCGCAGTTTCAACAATAGAGGTTGGTGGTGCTAATTGGGATAGTTCTTATGATGTTTATATGGTTACTGTAAATGCTTTACAATCCAATACTGATGGTGTAAATGTATATTTTAGAATTTTAGATAGTTCTAATAATGCTGAAACTTCTGCTAATTATGATTGGGCAAGAAAAATATTAAAAGCAAATACATCTTTTTCAGAGGGTGCTTTAACTAACCAAACACTAGATTATTTTGTTAATAACACAATAGGAACAGGAACAGGGGAAGTAGCTAATGGAATTTTATATCTTTACAACTTTAATAATGCTAGTGAGTACAGTTTTTATACATTAGAGGAAACTGAAAGAGAAGCTAGTGCAGGAAATTTACAAGGGCTTATGGGTGGTGGTGTTTTAACTTTAACTGCACAACATAAAGGAGTTCAGTTTAGTTTGAGTAGTGGAAGTTTTATTGGTGGAAGTGTAACAATTTATGGAGTGGTTTAAATGAGTGATAAAAGTAATAAATATGGATATGTAGGTGCAGATATACCTGCACAAAGTTTTCAATCTAACAAAGGTGTATTCAATCCTGCTGAAATAAATGAATTAGTAGCAGATAATAAATGGACACAGTATGGACAATTAGAATTAATTGAAACTCAAAGTATTACTTCATCTACTGCAAGTATGATTTTTAGTAGCATACAAGAAAGCACCTATAATGTTCATTTTTTAACTTATAGCAATTTTGAGCCAGTAACAAGTGATGACAGATTAGGACTTAGATTTTTTGAAAGTGGCGTAGAGGAAAGTGGTACTGTATATAAATTTGCAAATCAAATATGCAGGGCTGATGGCACTTTTTCTGAGCCTAACTCTACAAGTAGCAACCATATTAGGCTTGGTGTAAATGTTGCAAATACATCTAATAATTGTGATAGTGGTTATGTATATTTATATAATTTAGGTGATAGTACAAAATATAGTTTTACAACTGTTCATACAACAGGTAGATATTATAGTGGTGGTCATTTTCAATCTGAATTTGGAAGTGGAGTTTTACCACAAGCAAGTACAGTTAATCAAGTAAAATTATTAATTGGTAATAATGCAAGTAATAACATAGCAAATTTACAAGCAAGTTTATATGGAATAAGGTATTCATAATGGCTACTAATTTACAATTTATAAAATCTGCTAGTGGAAGTTCTGTTAGTTCATTATCAGTAACAGATTGTTTTAGTCCTAATTATGATGTTTATCAAGTGCAAATAAATGTAAGTGTTGCAAGTGGTAACAACAATATAAATGCAAGACTTTTAGATAGTGGTGGAAGTCAAGTATTAACAAGCACTTATGATTTAGCAGGATTCAATTTAAATAGTTGGACAAGTTTTGCAGAGGATAGTGAAACAGGTAATACTAGCTTTCATTATTTAACACAAGTTTTAGATAGTAATGATAGTGGAGTTGGTAATACATACTTTTTTAATCCAAATAATGCAAGTTATACATTTGTTACAAGCCAACAAGCAAATGTTACAGGTACAGATTTTAGAGGCAGAAAACAGATACAAGTTGAAAAATCTACAACACAAGCAACAGGATTATATTTATTTACAGAAAATAGTGGAACTGTAAATTTAAATGTATCTGTATATGGAGTTAAATAATGGCAGGTAGTTTAATAAAAATAGATGAAGAAATAGTTTCATCAGCAGTAGCAAGTGTAACTTTAACAGGTATTGATAGCACTTATGATGTGTATAAATTTGTAGGTAATAATATTACACCTAGTACAGATGATGTTTCATTATTTGGAAGAATAACTAAAGGTGGTAGTGCAGACACAACTTCAAATTATGATAGTGCTTATAAAAACTTTTACGCACCAGGAAGTTTTAGTAATAGTGCTGACACAAATGATAGCTCAATAAACTTTGGAAACAATGGAACAGGCACAAGTGAAAGTCATCAAATAATTCTTTATCTTTTTAATTTTGCTAACAGTTCAGAATTTAGTTTTTTAACAAGAGAGCATTTAAGAGTTGGTGCAGACCAAAATTTGTTTGGGCAACAGGGTGGAATAGTTCATACAGTTGCTAGTGCAAGTGATGGATTACATTTTTATCAAGCAAGTGGAAATATAGCTAGTGGAACATTTACATTATATGGTTTAAAGAAGTAAGTATAAGAAATATATGGTAACATAGGAGAGATATGGCAACACAAGAAGAACTACAAGCGTTAGCAGACCAAGAGATTGAAGATGCTAAACCAATGTATGCACAAGTTAATAACGAACGCAGAGAGTTTACTGATGCTGAGTATGCACAAGCTAAAGTAGATTTAGGTAACAGCAAGTGGGAAGCACAACAGTTTGGTTATATACAAGCTAGGCAGGAAGCCTATGGTTCTGTACAAGACCAGCTTGATATGCAGTACTGGGATAATGTAAACAGCACCACAACTTGGAAAGACCACATAGATAAAGTTAAATCAGATAATCCAAAACCAGCTTAAAATAAAATCCTATGATACAATCGTATTATGGATTATCTCGTTGGTTTTATTTTTGGATTTATTGTAAAAGAAATATACAGATTACTACAGTATTTAAGCACATCTGAAACTTTTGTAATAGACCACGATTGGGATGAAGAATGGGATTGGATTTCAAGACCAGAGGACTTACCATAAATGACAAACAACAATGGCTACACACAGAAGGAATTACTCAATATGGTCATTGAAAGACTTGACAGATTAGAAGAAAAACTAGATGCAAAACTAGACAAAGCAGAGTTTTATAAAGTATTAACGCTACTCGTAGCACTTGGTGGGGTTGTTGCAGCGATTGTAATGTAATGCTAAGACTTATCTTAGCTTTATTTTTATTAATACCTATGCCTGTATTGGCAGACCACGTACCAACACAAGAACCTTATGGTTATGAACAATCAATAAATTTAGAAACAGGTGACTTAACTATTAGATTATTAGGTTCAGATGGTTTTGAAGATAGTCCACCAGAAAAATACACAATCTTTTTTGGTATGGCTACAGGTGTAGATGAAAATAGTTTCTGTATATCTACAAGTTTTGGTCACGTTCAAAATCAATGGAGTGACCACGTATTTAGTATTACTAATTTAAGAACATATTTTGAGTTACCAGTTGGTACATTTTATTACAGAGTTAGGTCAGACAATGACACAGACAATAGCTACAGTACAATATCAGCAGAGAGAAGTATAGCTTTACCTGACCAAGTACCATTTAATGAAACACAAACAGATTGGTCTGCACCTACTATAACTTGTGTAGATACATCTACTACTACAACTACTACATCAAGTACAACTACTGTGCCTGATACAACTACTACATCAAGTACAACTACAACTACTACAACCACAACAACTACTACTGTGCCACCTCCACCACCACCTCCACCTGAACCAGAAAAAGTAGAGGTAGTAATGGAAGATGGTTCTGTAGCAGAATATGAAGAATATGAAATTGAAGATGGTACTGTAGAAAGAGATAATCAAAGGAAAAAGAATGAAGAGCTTTATGGTTGTTACATTACTGATGTTGCTTTGGAACGTGGTGATTGCGATATACCTGAAGAAATTGTAGAAGAAGAAGTTTTAATTATTGTTGATGAAGAAGAATACGATACCCAAGGAGAGTTTTCTGAAGATGATGTTGTGGTACTGGAGTTGGAAGATGAGTTTGAAGATGAAGAATATATTGAACTTACTGAAGAAGAAATACTTGCCATTGAAAAGGAAATGGAGATTGATGCGAAGGAACTTGAACTCCTTGAAGATGAAACATACTTAGAGTTAGATTTAGAAGAGCTATCTGAAGAAGAACTAGAAGAGTTTGTTGAAGTAATATTAGAACTAGAAGAGTATATAGAAGAACTAGAAGATGTAGAAATAGAGGAAATAATTATTGAGGATATACCAGAAGATATAATAATTATTATAGAAGAAGAGATTATAGAAGATGAGTTGGATGAAGAGATACCAGGAGATGACATCATCAGAGAAGATACAGTTCAAGAGGAAGATGTCAAAGACCAGGATATACAAGAAGAAATAAAAGAACCTGAAGAACTTACTGAAGAAGAAGTAGCTGTAGAAGTAGCAGAGATTGAGGAAGTAGTAGAAGTTCCTATTGTAGAAGAAGATGCAACAGAGGAACAAGTTGCTGAAGCTATAGAAGAATATGTAGAGGAACTAGAAACAGAAGAAGTTATAGAAGTTCTTGAAGAAGTAAATGATATTGGTGTGCAACAACTTGAAGAAGTATCAGAAGAAGTACAAGAAGTTATACAGGCAGTAGTAGAAGAAGCTATTGATGATGTAGCAGAACTTACAGAGGAACAGGTAGAAGTTGTAGCAGAAGTATTACAGGTAGAAACAGAAGATGTTGAGATAATTGCTGAATCTGTTAAAGAAGATGAAGTTGTAGCTGAAGCAGTAGAGGAATATGTAGAGAGAGCTGTAGAGAATGCAGATGTGGAGAACTACACACTTGCTGATGTTGTTACAGAGGTACAGTACGAAGCATTCTTAGAAAACCCAATCGAAACATTTGTAGATTTAGATTTTGAGAAAATAGAAATAGGAAATATTGGAGATGATATGACACAAGATCAAAAAGAAAAAGCACAAGAGGTCGTAGTTCCTGTAATCTTGACTAGAATAGCTAGTATGGCTGCATTTTTATTTAGGAGAGGCTAATGTTAAAAAGATTATGGTCTTGGATAGTAGAGATAATTAAAGAAACATTGAATCTTAGTTGGACTTTAGTTGGTTTAGTTATTGCTACGCTTACATTAACTGGATCAGCACAGCAAGTTACAGGATTAGCTACTATAATTACATTAGCTATATGGTTATTAACCATAAGATTTAGAAAGTAATTAAATGGAAGCAAAAGTTAATTTAAGTCAAATACTACAAGGTGGTTTAGCTGCCTTAGTGGGTTGGTTATTTAAAACAGTTAATGATTTACAACAAGAAGTAGCAACACTTAAAGCACAAGTATCTGCTTATCAAGATTCTATTTCTGGATTTAATCAGAACTTAGTAATTATTGAAGAAGTTATTAGAGAAATATTATTTAAGGTAGGTGGATAATGGACTGCTGTGGTAGTGGATGTTGTGGTGGAAAGTAAGTGCTATAATTATATAGATAAAAATGGAACACACATAAGCGTGTGTAATTGTAAATATGGAGGTATAGGTGAAACTTACAGTTGTTAGAACACAATTTGGAACAGATGCAACTAATGGTTTGTTGTTTATAGATGGTATTTTTGAGTGCTATACACTAGAAGATCAATACCAAGCAGTAAAGGTAATGCACGAAACCTGCATACCAGAGGGTACATACGACATAAAGTTTAGAAAGACTGGTGGTTTCCACGCTAAATATACAGAAAGATATAAGAACGCACACTATGGTATGTTACATATACAAGATGTGCCTAACTTTACCTATATACTTATACACACAGGAAATACTGATGAACATACATCAGGTTGTTTAATTGTAGGAG